TATCTGTTGAAATGTACCCACGCGTTTAATTCGGTTTCGGAAATCCGTTACCTGATGTACTGCGACATCATCAAGCAAATGCCCGATGGCAGGTTGAAAATCAAGGTGTATGGAGAGCGGCACCGCTCGGCGGACGGCGAGAAAATTCGCTATGTGAATGCGGGGAAGGTTGTAGCCGCCAAAGCATACGGCGTGGAAAAATTAAGAAAACAGGGGTAAGCAAATGAACATCTGCGAAATTACTCAAAACCAACAAGGCACATTTGATTTATACATCAACGGTCAATTCATCCGCAGCTACACCCGCAAAGCCGATGCCAAACGCGGTTTTTCACGCCTAGAAAAGCAAGCGGCGAGCGGTTGCGACGACGTGGCGGCAAGCAGCCGTCAGGCGATTGCAGACACGGCGGCGCAAAGCGCCCCCGCTAGTAACACGGGGGGACAAAACGGCGCATCTTGTGAAACGGCGGACAAAAGCAGCAAAGCCCAAAAACCCACCCTACACGCCCACAGCACCAAAACCAGCCAATTCGTCATGGTAAACGGCAAACTCAAAGAGATCCTACTTCGTCAAGGCAACGCCACCGCAGCCCACATAGACACATTAACTTTCACCTTTACCCAAGACGTATTAGTTGAACCCGACCTACCCATAGACGACCAACATCCCGACAACATCCGCCAGCTTGCCGAAAAACTCTCCGAACTCATGCACACCCTAATGGGCTTCGGCATCTACCAACAAAAAAACGGCATCAACGGCTACAAATACAGCTTTGTCATGGGTACGGAAACAGCCAAATACGGCGTAATCGCCTTTGGCGGCATCAACCAAAAAGACAGCATCATGATCCACCTATACGGCGACGGCTTAACCGCAGCCCAAGACGGCTGGGAAGAGCGCCTACATAGCTGGCTAACCGTCTTCGCCCCCTTTGCCAAAATCACCCGCATAGACCTAGCCCACGACTTCATCGACGGCGAATTCACCCCCGACCAAGCCAAAACCGCATGGGAAAGCGGCGGCTTTGACAACAAAGGACAACGCCCAAGAGCAAGGCTACACGGCTACGACTGGCTAGATGACAAACGCACCGGCAAAACCTTTTATGTAGGCACACCCAACAGCAGCCGCATGGTACGCGTTTACGACAAAGGTTGCGAACAAGGCGACAACAGCAGCCCATGGGTACGCTTTGAATTACAACTCCGCAACCGCGACTACATCATCCCACACGATATTTTAATCAGCGCAGGCAGCTACCTAACCGCCGCCTACCCCATTTGCCAAGACCTATTCAGCCGATTTCTCGAACAGCCAAAGAAAGCCGAGCGCATCAAAAAAACCGAAATGATTAACTTGGAACACGTTTTAAAGTACGCAAGCCAAGCCTGCAGCCCCTGTATTAACGCACTGGAACGGTTTGGCTTTGACGACGAAGAAATCAAAGTTTTGTTGAAAGGGGGCAAAACCAAACTACCCAAACGCCTAGGCGCAGACAAACACGACTGCCGCCAAGCCAACGTCCAGTACATCCATCAAATGCAACACATAGCCAAACAGCACAATACCGAAGTCAAAAACTACATGCACGAAATCAGCGAAAGAGAACGGCAAGCCAAATTCCATCAACGAATGGACAAGCTCGCCCAAGAAGCCAAGCTATTCCGAATGCAGCAAGCCTTTGACAAAAGCTGGCAGGCAGCATGGTATGACCAACTTTAACCAACCGCCAAGAAAGGGCAAAACATGAAAGCACAACTTCGTAAAGTCAAATGGAACAAAGGCACAGTAGAAGGTTCAGGACAAGAATACGACTACACCCGCGTTTACGTAGAAATTCCCGTTTACGAGCAACAGCAAAAAGAATTCGGCGTAGACGTCTTAGAGCTGGAATACGGCACCGAAGCCGATCACATCAAACTCGCCCACCTACGCGGCAAACTCCCCTGTCAAGTAGAAGTGGAGTTCATGCCCGTTAAAAAAGGTAACGGCATGATCAACCTAGTAACCAAGCTAGAAGTGCTGGGGCAATCAGCAACTAGCCAAGACAAAGCCAAAGGCTAAACAACCCAAAACCTTGCCGCGTGTCGGGCGGTCGCGCGGAACAAAAGCCCCTAACCGCCCACAAATACTCGAAAGGCAAAACCATGTATCACTTCCTAATCCTGTTCATGTTGATGCACTAACCCCTTTCCCGACGACTCTACCGCAGCCGACAAGTAGAGAAGTCTATTTAAACCCGTCGGCATGGAGCTTCAAAAATGAAAGCACTTCAAACACTCAAAAAAATCGGCGCGTCCGTAAACCAAAAAGCCACCGCAGCCGTTGTCGCAACAACAGCATTCATTGCCACCAACAGCTATGCCGGTGCAATGGCAGATGCCGTTAAAACCGAAACAGCCGACGTTAAAACCGACTTGTATGCAGTTGGTGCAATCGTAATCGGCTTCGTTGTAGTAGGCACAGTTGTTGGCATGACTATTGGCATGCTGCGACGCGGTCGCTAATTTCTAAAAGGGGAAGACTATGGGCTACCGAGTAGGAGGTCAATGCTTCGCCACTTCGGAGGAAGCGTCCGATTATCAAATGTCAATGGTCGTCCCCACCATAACCGCGGATGGCAGCTTAAAAATGCCCGTGTACCAAAACAAACAATGGTACTACGGCTCACAAAAAATAACCCTAACCCATCCATACTGCGACCCAATCCAACCACTCAAAGACGGCATAGAAGTAGGCATAAACATTTCTGCACTCTTCGCCATCGCATTCATCATCAAACTCATCATCAACATCATCAATTCTGCAAATTCCCAAGAAAGCACAAAAGACTAAGCGAGAAACAAAATGCCCGATCTCAAAAAGAAACCCGGAGAAATGGAATTTATAGGCGGCAATGGCAGCAAAGCAGCCATGTTTCAATCCGTCAAACAAGAGCTAAAAGGCGAAGACGGCAAAAGTGGACCATTGTCCGACCTATGGATAATCGGCGCGATTGTTGTTGGCTTGTATCTTGTCATGCTGATTGTCGCAATCATCGTTCGGATGCTGAAAAAAGGCGCAAACCAGCCCACAAAAGAAGATGAGCAAGATGAAAACGAAGACGCTAAAAGCGAAGATGAAGAAGAGCTGTTTTATGAAGATTTGGATTTAGAAGAATTAGAAAGAAAACAACAATTAGAAAGAAAAGAATATTTATCAGGATTAAGCGAAGAAGAGAAACAAGAACTTCGGCGACAAATAGAAGAAGAATTAGATTATCTGTATGAACTGCCAGATGATTGGGCTGATCGTGATAGCAGAGAATATGAAGAAGTGGATAACAGAATAAATGAATTGGCATCTCAACGCAGAGAGTTAATGAGTGAAGAAGAATTAGAAGAAGAATTAAAACAAATAGGCAAAGAATATCAAGAAATGTATTGGCGAGAAGATTTAGGAGAAATTGTCCAAGAGCTTGAAGACGAAGAAGAACAAGACAGCGAAGACAAACCCGACGCGCAACATGACAAAGACGAGCCGAACGAAAAAGAGAGTTAAATCATGTACGACGCAATCATGTTTGTAATCGGTATTGTATGCACCATCCCCATCTGGCTGTTATTCATCAGATAAAAACCACGAACCCACCCAAAGGAAGCCCCATGAAACCCAAGTTACTGCCAGTCATTGCCCTAACAGCCAGCCTACTGCTGGCGATGTCTGCTGCATGGGCTGATGGGGCTGCTGACGGTGGTGATTTAAATTATGATGCGCGAATTTACAATGGCAAAGAATACATTTTAACTCGTCCCCCATCAGATGCCGACTTAACCCAATCTCGTCCGTCCAACGACCAACTCCGCAGACATTATGCGAACTGTTACCGCAACGGTGCGCCTTTTGGCACTCCAACGTCAACCGTCTTAAGCACAGGGCAAACATCTCTTTGGCAAGGCTGGTACTGTCCCTCAACCAAACCCAGCCCCACCCCCGGTTCTGACACCAATCCCACACCAAGCCCTCAACCTAACCCCCAACCTAACCCCAAACCTAACCCCAACAATCCCAAAGGCTGCGGAAGCATGGTAAACGGTAAATGGGTGGAAGTCCCATGCGACTTTGATAAAAAGCCCAATCCCGTCCAACCGAGCGATCCTACCAAACCTACCCCGCCCGACGATCCCAAAATTCCAACCGTCCCCACCGTTCCCACGCCAACAGTACCTAGCAACCTAGATCCCGAGCTACTAAAACAGCTAAGGCAAGCATTAGAAGCCCTAAGCAAAGCCTATCAAAGCAAATTTAATTCTTTAAGGGATGAAGCGATTGGCATTAAAAAAAGACTTGCGAATAATTTAAATGACTGTGTAAGAATGTATCAAGGCAAAGTTTATACAGAATGCGCAGAAAGTGCCATAAAGAGTGCACAAAAGCAAATGGAGGAAGTGCAAAAGGAAATTGATATTACCCAAGCCCAAATGCAAAAAGACTTCGCCGAGCTGGCGAAACAAATCGCATCCGTCCCCAACGTGTCAGGCATCAGCATCAACATTCCCAGCGGTTCAAGTTCAGGCAGCATCAGCATCAACGGTGGCGGCAATGGCGACGGCAGCAACGGCAACGGCGGCGGTGACGGCACAGGTGGCAGCGGAGGCGGTGGTAATGGCGGCGGAGGCACCACCAACATTTACAACAATGTCGTTAATCACAATACCACCATTAATAACAATGGCGGAAGTGGTGGCGGTTCAGGTGGTGGAACAGGCATAGGCGGCAACGGCTCGCAACAAGGCGGCAAAGACTATTCCAATGCCTTAAAAGAGATTAACAACTCACTCAACAATATTGAAAAGCAGCTTAGCAAAGGAAGTAATGACAAAGGCAATAACGATAAGGGTAACGACGGCAAAGGTAATGATGCCAACGACGGTAAAGGCGACAAAGGCAACCCAGACGGCAAACCGGACGGCAATCCCGATGGCGATGAAAAAGGCGAAACCCTAAGCGAATACTGCAAAAACAATCCCAACGCCCTAGCGTGTGTCAAATTGGGCGATAAGGAAGAGATAGACAAAGCCATAGCCGAAAGCAAAGGCAAGGACAAAGACGGTCGTCCTTTTGGCATGGGTGAACATGAAATAGGCATTCCACAAATCAGTCGCAGTCATGACTTCGTAGAAAGCGGCGTATGCCCCGCTCCTAAACAAGTGATGATATTAGGCGCGATGCAAGAGTTCAGCTATCAGCCTATGTGCGACTTTGCTAGCAAAATCCGCCCAGCCGTGATTGTAAGCGCGATATTGCTCGCCTTTTTTATCGCCCAAGCATCTATTTCCAGAGCTTAAAAAGGAAAAACCATGCCAGCAGCATTACTCCCGCTGTTAAGCAGATTGCTGACTACCTTAATCGGGCAAATCTTTATCGCCCTAGGCATCTCCGCCATAACTTACAAAGGTGTTGAGAATCTGCAAGCCTATTTCGTGCGCGTGATACAAGACGAAATGGGGCGTTTCCCCTCCGAAGCCCTACAACTCTTTTACATGGCAGGTGGCGGGGTCGCCCTTAACTGGATATTCGGCGCGGTCGCATTCGCGTTCACATTCACCGCGACAACCAAAATCGGCAGCGTATTGAAAAGCAAATAGCGGTAAGTGAGAGCAATAGCAGCAAAAGGCAGCCTGAAACCATTTCAGGCTGCCTAAACAATCACAAACAGCAATAAAACAGGGGCAAACATGATTAGTTTAATAACAGGCTTACCGGGCAGCGGCAAAACCTCGTTGATGGTGCACATGCTGATGACGCGCGACGATTTGAAAAATCGTCCGCTCTATGTGGATGGCATCCCAGAACTCAAAATACCCACCCAGCCCATTCCTGACGGCGAAGACATGACTACATGGCACAAATGGGCCCCGACTGGTGCAATTCTCGTGATTGACGAAGCCCAGCGCGTATTCCGCCCCCGCCCAGCAGGTTCAAAAGTACCCGACTACATCCAAGAGTTAGAAACCCACCGGCACAAAGGCATAGATTTTTTTATCCTAACCCAACATCCGCGCCTGATTGACGTTAATCTCCGCTCTCTTATCGGCGAACATCGGAACATCAGCAATACCATGCTCGGCATCAAACGCATCAGCTACTGGCAAAAATGCGCCAATCCAGAAAGCAGAGCTGACGTCGCCGAAGCCAAAAACAGCATCTTCTTCACCAAAAAAGATGCCTTCGGCATGTACAAATCCGCCGAAGAACACAACAAAGTCAAAGGCAAATTGAGCGCAGTCATTTGGATATTTCCAATAGTGGTCGGCATCCTCGCCTACCTAGGCTATTTCCAGAACCAGCGCTGGAAACAACGCATGGACGAAACCGCCCAACAAGTCCAAACCGCAGAACAAAGCAACCCAAACAACGGAGCAAGCAACCCAACAGGTATTTATACAGACGAAGCCCCACAACCCTCCGCCACCCAACCATTAAGCGCATCCGATTACGTCCCCACCGTAGAAAACCAACCGTGGAGCGCGCCCTTATACGACGGCTTAAACCGCAACATTCAAACAATGCCCTATCCCGTCGCCTGTATCAAATCAACCAACACTTGCAACTGCTACACCGACCAAGCGACCAAGATTAAAAGCATCAGCGCGGAGCAGTGCATAGATTGGGCGGAAAACGGCATTTATAACCCCTATATCCAGTCCGAATATGCCAACAATGGCAACAGCCCAACTAACGCGCCCAGAGCCGAAAGAAGTCCAAACGAAAGCCCAGCCGTGTTAGAGCTGGGCGGGAAACCGCTGCCGAGTTTGGATCACACCGGCGAAGGATCGGTGGCGGTGATTCAGTAGGTTAAAAAATTTCGTAGGTTACTGGAACAAGGTAGCGTGTTTTAACTGGCTGCCCGTTAATGATTTTGGGGGGGATTTTTGTATTTCTAACGTGTTCAAGTATGCTTTTATCAGCATCCTTGCGATTGCTGCTATTGAGCAAATCAGCTTCCATAACCTTACCGTTTTCATCTACAACGGTTACAATTTGCAAAACGATTGTTTTTTTAGGTTGAGGGTCGCTTGGGTCTCTGACTTCAGTTGATTTGTTATCATAAACCCCACCATTAACAATCTCATCCGTAGGCAACCCAGCCGTTTCCTTAATATCCTGCACTGCTAAATCTGCTTCCACTACCGCGCGATTAAGCTGCTCCGACGTTTGCGCGATCTGCTCCTGCACCGCTTGGACACTTTGAGCCGTTTCCGTTTTGGCTTTTGCTTGACGTTCCTCGTATACCTGCGCGCCCACCCAGCCGAGCAAGCCGCAAATGGCGGTCAATAACACGATGATGATGTTCTGTTTCATGGAAGCTCCCGGTAATAAAAGAATGGCGGGATTATATAGCAGCGCTTCCCAAAAGCAAAAATATATAGAAATGTATAATTATTTAAAATATAGTATTTATATATACTTACTTTGATTTCACCCGAGTATGGCACGGCACCCGCCCTACGGTAAAATTTAAAACTGCACGACACCCGCAAGACTGCCTTGGTTAAACCATTGAGAAAGATTGGTGCGTGCAGTTTTTCTTTTGACACAAAACATAACAGTATCATTGGCAAAAGCCATTATTGCAAGGATTGCAACACATGCACTATCTAGGATTGGACATTTCAAAGCATACGATAGACACTTATTCAGACATCTGCGGGCATCACAAAATTGATAACACTATTCAAAGTATTCAAGGTTTATTGGGGCATTTGCAAGCAAATGGGTTAGGCAAAGAAAACACGCATATCTGCTGCGAAGCAACAAACGTGTACTACCTTCTTGTAGCGACAACGCTACATCAGAATGGCTATGCCGTATCAGTGGTTAATCCGCTCGCAATCAAAGGCTACGCCAAAATGCAGCTAAAACGCATCAAAACAGACAAGCAAGATGCCAAGCTAATCGCAGATTTTGCTAAAAAAGAAAAACCGCAATGCTGGCAACCAAATAACCAAACCGGAAAAGCCATACAATCACTACATCGTCGAACAGAGCAGCTAAATAGCCTACTTGTCGCAGAGAAAAATCGTCAAGAAACAGCCGATGAGTACACCAACGCATCTGTTGAAAAAATGATTGCAGCCTTGAAAGAAGAGCTGGAAAACATCAGAGAGCAAATCCAAGCAATTATTGAAAGCGACGAGCAGTTAAAGGCAAAGCAAAAAATCCTTTCAACCATTCCAGGAGTAGGCAAAAACACTGCCCAAATCCTGCTATCCGTCCTCGTTGATTTGGACAAATTTCAAACGGCGAAACATTTAATTAGCTACTTAGGTCTATCGCCGATTATCAGAGATAGCGGCAAATACAAAGGCGCGCAAAAAGTGTCCAAGATGGGCGATAAAACCCTACGCAAATCGCTGTATATGCCCGCAAGGGCTGCCTGTACCCGCAGCAAACTATGGCGTGGTTGGTTTGACGAGCAAGTCGCAAGAGGCAAGCATCCAAAGCAAGTCTATGTCATGATGATGTGCAAAATACTACGTTATGCCTACACCTGCCTGAAAACAAACGCGCCCTTTGATGCCACCCTGCACAAAAAGGCGGATAAGGCAGAGCGGAGCTGGAAAACAGTCAAGGGGGAAGCTTTGTAAAGGCGAAGCCTTTATGAATACCCCCTTTACTGTTTGGAAGCGACCCCACACTATGCCGAAAGGGCAGGTGAAAGGGGCAACGCCCCGCCCGCCTGCCCGCGCGGCGTCGCAAGTTAGACTGGGGGTGTGGGGGCTAGCCCCCGCAAAACGGCAAACCAACTAGCAAAGCCAATTCAAAGCCCAGCAAAAAGCGTGGGTATGGTGGCGCAACGCCATGCACTGGCAAAACATTAACAAAACTTGACGCAAATCAACAATTTTTGCATTTTAGCCTTGACGTGAAATACAGTATCTTTTTGTATTGGGCGGATTGCGCTAGGCGGTTTTAGCTTCGCAGAAGCTCACAAACCCGCTTTC